ACATTATGAACAACAGCTTTTCATCTTCAGTTAATTTGAACCAAGGTACAGTTCTACCATCAGGTTCAATTTCGAATATTAGATGGGAGATTGCTTCTTCTGATTCAGGATCAGGTTTATTCACACTTATTATTAGAAGAGGTGATGATTATAATACGAGTAAGACTGTTTTGGAAACATGGTCTAATCTATCATTAGATCCTAACCAAAATAACTACATTGAGTATATAATTGGTGATCAAAAGCCAACTATACGTACTGATGAATTTGGAGCTAACTATTTACAGATTTCTGGATCATATCCAAATGCTTCTAATTATATTAGGGTTAAGCGGGTAATTATGACAACACCTAACTACTTGACACCACAAGGTCAGCCGTATACATACTATACAGCATCAATGCCAAGAGTAGGTAGTGGTTCATACAATGGATCTTTTGGTGGCGCTACTGGACCAATTTACGGATGCTTTGGAACTGCACCATTAAACATGGCGGAAAGAATTCCAAGCATTGCATCTGTTACAAACGCACCAACAACAAATATACAAGGTGTATTTGCATCTAATTATAGTACAGCAATTGATTTATTAAAGAATGGTGATGAATATGACTACAATATTATATACATGCCAGGTACAAATGCTCAAAACGCTCAATCACAAATATCAACTTTATTAACAAATACACAAAACCGTGGAGATGCTATTGCAGTAATTGATATGGTAGCATACGGTCAAAGCCTTACAACTGTAACACAATTAGCACAACAATACGATAATTCATACGGTTCTACATACTGGCCATGGGTACAGTTGAGATCAAATGAAACAGGTAAATTAACTTTCGTACCACCTTCAATGATTGTACCTGCAGTATATGAGTACAATGATAAGGTATCTGCTGAGTGGTTTGCACCCGCAGGTCTTAACAGAGGTGGTTTACCAACAGTAATTCAACCAGAAAGAAGACTTACAGTAGCACAAAGAAACTTATTGTATAGTGGCAAGGTTAATCCAATCGCAGTATTTCCTGGTGTAGGAACTGTAATATACGGTCAAAAAACGCTTCAAGCAAAAGCAAGTGCTCTTGATAGAGTAAATGTTAGGAGACTATTAATCGCTTTAAAACGCTATATTAGACAAATTGCTGAAACATTGGTATTTGAACAAAATACAGCTGTTACAAGAAACAAATTCTTATCACAAGTTAATCCATACTTGCAATTCGTACAACAAAGACAGGGTCTTTATGCATTCAGAGTTGTAATGGATGATACAAACAACACACCAGATGTGATTGATAGAAACTTATTAGTAGGTGCCATTTATTTGCAACCAACTAGAACAGCTGAGTTTATCCAATTAGATTTCAATATTTTACCAACTGGTGCAACGTTTGGACAATAAGATAAAAAACGATAAATAAATGAACAATAATACAAGAGTTAGAGTGCACTTAACCAAGCAATTGTTTGAGGCACTTAGCAGAGAAGTTATTGCAGAAGCTAAGAAATCAAAGGGTGGCAATGCAGACCATGCTATGAAGCTGTCCAGCAAAATGCCTCGACTTGGTGAGAACAAAGAAATGATCAAAGCCAAGAAAGCTAAGAAAGACGAAACCAAGAAGAAGGTTATGGAAATAGCTAAGAAGCAATTAGCAGAAATGACCAAGAACAAAAAACCATAACAAAGCTATTTATTTTAAATAAGTAAGAACATGCCAATTTTAGATCCAAATGAAATAATGTTTACGGCCTTTGAACCAACCGTTCAAAACCGTTTCATAATGTATATTGATGGTATTCCATCTTTCATGATTAAGAGTGCATCAGCACCAAACGTAAACTTGAATGAGATCAAGATCGAGCACATCAACGTTTACCGTAAGTTAAAGGGTAAAGCTGAGTGGCAAGATATGACACTTAGTTTATATAATCCAATTTCTCCATCTGGACAGCAAGTTTGTATGGAATGGATCCGTTTATCACATGAGTCTGTAACAGGACGTGATGGCTATTCTGACTTCTATAAAAAGGATTTAAACCTATCTATTTTAGGACCGGTAGGAGATGTTGTTTCTGAGTGGATCATTAAAGGAGCATTCATTAAACAATCGAATTTCGGTACTTATGATTGGGCTAACCAGGATGCTGTAATGATTGAATTAACAATCGGAATGGATTACTGTATATTAAATTATTGAGCTCTGAATTACTACTTTTTAAGAACTCCTTACTATTTATTAGAAAGGAGTTTTTTTATGTTAAAAAGTTATTTTCAAATTATTCGGAAAGTTTTATCTGAAAAAAGAGTAAAAGGCAGCATTTATTACGAAGCACATCACATTGTACCTAAAAGCTTTAAGAAGCGATCTAGTACAGTACTATTAACACCACAAGAGCACTATGAGTGTCATAGGATATTGGCTGGGGAGCTAGGAAAACATCCCATCTACGGACAAAAGATGCTGTGGGCTTTTCATAGACTGGCATATGATAAACAAAGAAAGTTAACAGCTGACCAATATGCCGAAGCTAGAGTAATGCTAATGCCTTTGTGGAAGAGAAAGTTCACAGAAGAGCACAAACAAAACATATCAAAAGCTCAAAAAGGTAATACGAATAATAGTAGTAGGGTTCATAAAGGAATGAAGTCTCCAATTTCTGAAAAAGGTAAACAAGCCCTATCTGAACTACGAAGATCTCAACAAACTGGCAAAACCGGGTTAGACGCCAAGGCTAGTAAAGGAACTGTTATATGTGAATACGAGAAGGGCATTAAAATAGAAGCAGGGAGTGCATTACAATTATCCCAACTCATACAACTACCTCAGAGTACAGTGAGCTACCGGCTAACTAAATTCCCAGGCGTAATGAAAAAAGGATACAAAATTTACTACAAACAGTAAGTTAAAAATCTTAATCGTATATATTTATAATAAAGTTACCAATTATTATGACAGAAAACATCACCATAAAGTTACCAACAGAAATAGTTGAGTTACCTTCCAAGGGATTAGTCTACCCACAAGACAACCCACTATCCTCAGGTAAAATTGAAATGAAGTATATGACCGCTAGAGAGGAGGATATTTTAACAAACCAGAACTATATTAAAAACGGTACAGTATTTGACAAGTTACTAAGGTCTTTAATAATATCAGCTATTGATTTTGATGACTTAGTTATTGGTGATAAGAATGCAATATTAATTGCAGCAAGAGTATTGGGATATGGAAAAGATTACACTATTGATTATCCACATCCTCAAACAGGAGAAAATGAGGAAATTACAATAGATTTAACTACAATAAAAGAAAAAGAGGTAGATCTAACTATATATAGAAATGTTAATGAGTTTACTTTCAAATTACCAAAATCAGGCAATGAGATTACATTTAAACTATTAACCCACAAAGATGAAAGAATTATAGAAGATGAGACAAAAGGATTAAAGAGAGCAAATATTAATAGCCAGGTAACCACTCGATTGAAGCATATGATTCTATCAATTAACGGAGATAGAGAAGCAAAGGCAGTTAGAGATTTTGTAGATAACTATTTACTTGCAGCTGACTCAAAAGCACTTAGAGATTATATAAAAGAAATTTCACCTGATTTAGAATTGAAATTTGATTTCATAGGATCAGATGGCTACACACAGGAGGGTGTAGACCTACCAATAGGTCTTAGCTTTTTTTATCCTACCACCTGAGTATAGAACAGCATTATACACTCAAATACATCAAATAGTATTTCACGGCAAAGGAGGCTATGATTGGCAAACAGTATATGAAATGCCAATATGGCTGCGTAGATTTACGTTTAATTCAATAAAGGAGTATTACGACAAAGAGATAGAGGAACAAAACAAGCAGTTAAATAAAGGCCAAACTGTAACAAACAAAGGAGCAATAGCAAAACCAACATACACTACGAAAGCATCTAAAAAATAGGTGCTTTCCTCTATTTATATACATGGCAAAAGCAAAAAATAAAAAAAGTGCTGATCTACAAGCAACGGCTGAGATGGTTAGTCAATTAAAAGCAGGGTTTGCTAGTATAGGTGCTATAATAAAAGATCAAATAACAGAAGGCCTAAGAAATGCCAACGCAATAGCTAAAGAATTAGGTACAGCAACTGTAAAAGACCTAAGTAGAAATTTTAGAGATTTAGGAAAAAGTAGCTCTCAAATACTGAATAACCAAGAACAGATAGCAAGTAGAACAGTAAAATCTAATGATATAACAAAGCAAATAGTAAATCAAGAGCGAACTAGAATACGAATTTACCAAGATATTAGAGATGCTATAGACGACGGCAATATATCAGCTGCAGAAGGTAGAAGGTTGTATCTAGAAATGAAAGATATCCTAAAAGATATGACAATAGAGTTGAAGAAGCAAGAAGTTGAAGCAAAAAAGATTGAAAAGAGTCAACAAGCAATGGAGGCCACAATGCGGCGCTATATGAAGGTGGTAGGTCAGATGAAAAAAATACCGCTATTAGGAAGTCTTATAGACGCCAGTCATATCCAGGAAAGAATGAAAAAAACTGCAGAAGAAACAGGAAGCAAGTGGAAAACGCTTGGCGCAGGGGTAATAGCAACGTTTGAAAGTATCGGAAAAAGTATAATACAAAACCCAGTAGGTATTTTAATGGGAATAGTTGGCATTCTCACATCGATTGTGAAAATGGTATTAGAGTTTGAAGATAAATCATTTCAGATAGCGGCAAACCTAGGTGTAAGTGTAACACATGGGGAAAAACTACGTAACCAGTTTCGTGAAATGGCTATGACGTCTGCAAACTTTGGACTATCCTCAAAAGAGATTGCAGAGACGTACGGTAAAATGAATGAGCAGTTAGGTTTCATGGCACCAACAAATAGAGCTTTTGTTGAAACAGCTACTAAGTTAGAGAAAAGAATAGGTGCAACTGCAGAGCAGATGAGTGCGTTAGCTACCTTTGGAGCACTTAGTGGTAAGAATTTAGCACAATCGTATAAAACAGCAGTGGGTGCAGCAACGGTGGGAATGGCACGTAATAAAATAGCATTAACAGAAAGGCAAATACTTGACGGTATATCAAAAGTATCAAGCGCTGTACTAATAAATTTTAAAGGCAATTTACCAGCATTAGCAGAAGCAGTTGTAAGAGCTAAGAAATTAGGAACTACATTAGACCAAGTAGCAAAGCAGGGTGATAGTTTACTAGATTTTGAAACTAGTATAGCAAGTGAATTTGAAGCACAAGTATTAACAGGTAAAAATTTAAACCTGACAAAAGCAAGAGAATTAGCTTTAATGGGGGATACCAAAGGATTAATGGAGGAACTCAATAAACAAAATATGACATTTGGAGAGTACTCTAAAATGAACATAATACAAAGGCAGTCATTTGCACAATCACTGGGATTATCAAATGATGAATTGTCAAAACAACTATTATTACAACAACAAGCTACCCAACTAGGAGCAGCAGAAGGACAGTCAGTGGCGGATAAATATAACCAACTAGTTAAAGAAGGTAAAACAAGAGAGGAAATACAAGGTTTAATAGGTGCCTCAGCAGAAGCAGAGCTAAATAGATCATCGAGAGCTGAGCAGTTGGCTAAAACAATTGAGAATTTAAAAGAAACTTTAGCAGCTATGCTAAAAGATACGATACTTCCAATGGTAGATAAAGTTATTGCGTGGTTAAAAAACAGTGTCAATATTGAGAAGGTGGCAAATACGATAAAAGGTGTTTTTGAGTTTATAAAAACAGCCATAGACAACCTTCCAGAGACCTTAAATAAAGTAGCCAAAATTTTAAAAGTCATAGCAGCTATATCAATTGCAAGCGCTGTAGCTAATATAGTAGCATCAGCCTCTGCCATTCCAGGGGTCGGTCTAGCTTTAGGCCTTGCAGCTGGTGCAGGAGCGTACATATACTTAGATAGCTTGGTACCCAAGTTTGCAATGGGAGGCATAGTTCCTGGAAATGAAACATCAGGAGACAATATTCCAGCTTTATTAAACTCAGGAGAGATGGTTCTTAACAAACCACAACAAGAACAATTATTTAGTATGGCAAACGGCGGTGGTGGTAGAAACAATGCACCTATAAACATAACAGTAAATAGTGTAATAGATGGTCAGGTAGTAGCATCTAAAATGGTAACCTACATGCCAAGAGAACACTCAGCTAATTTAGATAATAATACATCAATAGCCTAAACAGTATTAATATGGATTCGATAACATCACAAGCTTTTAATTCAAAGCTTAGTAAACAAGGTAAAACAACAACGAATGGCATCTTTGAAGGGGAGCCTCAAAATGTATTAATAAATGAAAGAGGATACAGAGTACCAGGAGCGGTAGAAAAACAAGAAACACCTCTAGATATTTCATTTAATCATAGGGTTTTTGAATCTGACACATATCTACAGTATTTAGAAAGACGTAGACTATCTAAACAAGTATAAAAGACTCTAAATGCCATTAATAACACTCACATCAGACTTAAAAAGTTTACCCTACGGATCAGACAGACCAGGAGGTGGATCAAGTGGACTACCATATGTAGTATCACCAATGCCAGACTTACCACCAAATCCACAAATTCCATATTCACAAGCTTATACTAATGATGAATTTGCTAACTTCCTTGATTTTTACGATGCCAATAAAGCAACATTGGACTTTCCGATAAGAGGTGGTAACGTACAAATAAACGGTGGAGCAGGTGCATTTACAACAGCAGCGGGTAGGATTGATAGAAGTAGAATACAAGCTTTTTTACAAGATAAGCAGAGAGGTTCAATTTTTTTATTAAAGCAAGCGGGCTTACAATTAACAAATCCTAATACACAAGTTGCATCTGTGCTAGGAGTTGGTAACCTAATAGAGAGTACGAGGGTTTATAACCCAAGTGGTATATCAACACTAGAACAAGTATCCTCACAAGGTACGGGTGTACATTTTAGAAGACACGGATCGGTACCGCTTTATACAAATTTAGCAGAGCTTACTTATGAAGATATTGTAAAGAAAAACAATGATATAGCTACAAATAGATTAGCAATACTAGCAACAGCTAAACTAGGATCACAAAGTCCAATATACTTCACAGGAGCAGGAAACGCTATTCGATATGGCATATCAACTATTAATAACCAAATATTAAATTATCAAGGTGGTCCCGGATCAACTTATGGAATAGGTAGTACAATAATTAAAAGAGCAACTAATACAAACACAGGTAGGACTTATAACATGGTTGCATTTACGTATGATACGTTGATGAATCAAGAAGTACCAACTGGTATAGATATAGCACATCCACCCTTACAAGATTTTAGAGATAAGATAAACCAACAAGCTGGCAATAAGCAATTTCTAATGTCAGGTGATTACGGAAATGCTGCTATACAGACAAGACTTAAAACAGGTAACCCAGGAGCCAGGTTTAACAGAGTTAATTATACAGAAATAAATACAGTAGCTCAGGATAAATTAAACATGCAAGGTTTATTTTACTATGATACACAATATAGTCCTTGGAGTGTTTTACAAGAGAATCTTGAAACACCACCAGATGATATGATTAAGTTTGTGTTTGAGTGTTTATCAAACGATGAACCAGGTGGAGCAATAGCAATATTTTTTAGATCATTTATGACAAGCTTTACAGACAATAACCAAGCTGAGCTATCGTCGTTCAAATATCTAGGCAGAGGTGAAACTTTTAGAGTTTACCAAGGAGCTGATAGGAGTATTAATTTTGGATTTAAAATAGTGGCTTTTAGTAGAGAAGAAATGAGACCGCTATATCGAAAATTAAACCACTTAGTATCCCAGGTATATCCAGACTATTCACCAATTAGTAAATACATGAGAGGATCAATTGTTAAATTAACAATAGGAGATTATTTGTACAGAGTACCAGGATTTATAGAGAATGTTAATATAACGATTGATAATAATACTTCATGGGAAATCGTACTAGATAATATTGATAGTGATAAAGATATGAGACAATTGCCACATGTAATAGATGTAAATTGTAGCTTTAAACCAATACACGATAGATTACCACGAAGGGAGACTCGAGAAAATCCGTTTGTTCCGTTTATAGCTGATGACAATACCGGTTATTTAAACAGTGATATTCCTAGATTTGATACGAAGGATCAAACGGAAAAAAGAGAACTAAGTGAACAATTGCAGCGGGAAGTATTTGGTACGCAAAGAGATATTAACGGTAATCCAATAATAACAAGTCCACCTCCAAACCCATCAAATTTTGGAGATCCACAAAGAACATTAAATGCAACGGGTGTTGAGGGTGGAATATTATATGAAAATAACAGCATGCAAGCAGCTTACCCAGGAGCGTTTACACAAGGGAGTAATGGAGCTATAATACTCAACCCAGTACAACCACTATTTCCACCATCACCAACATTATAGTTAAATAAATAATACATGGCTAGTAGATACGAAAATACAAAAGCAATTAAGCAAAGTGGAACAGGGAGCTTATATTATGTAAATACTGTTTACCCTGATATTCCACCACGTGACAACGATTACTATGTAATAACTACGATTGAAGATAGATTGGATCTATTAGCATATAGGTTCTACCAGGATAGTGGATTATGGTGGATTATTGCATCTGCAAACAGCTTACCTGGAGACTCACTATATCCTCCAATAGGAATACAGCTAAGAGTACCAACAAATATTCAAAGTATAATATCGAATTATAAATTTATAAATAATGGGATTTAAGTTATCAAATGTTTTAGGAGCACCCTTTCAGGACTATGTAACAACGCAAATAGCAACTAGAGCTGTTAAAAATAGTGTTGCTGACAGAAGCCGCACTTTAGAAGAAGTTTTATTTATAGGCAACAAGACTGCATGGGTAAAATTACAATCATCAGTAAATATAACCGGTAGTGTAAGCGACAAGAATCCAGACACAGACTACTACGCTTTATTAAAACAGCAAGATAATGAGCAAGAGGGATGGTTTCAGCCAACATGGGATAGTGCGGATACGGACCACGCATCCAAACTAGCATCGCAATGGGTTCTACAAGCGGGTACATCAAAAGCAGTATCAAACCGATACGCAGCCGCAGCAGCCGCAGCAGCTGGAACAGCTTTTGAAGGTCCAAATATGCTAACAGAACTTAGAAGCGGTATTGGATATGATAATGCGTACGGCTTAGGTGGTATTAAAGCACAGGGTTACAGGCCAATGCCAGGACTTGAGAGTGTAAATATTGAAACAAAGGGTAAACTAGGATCTCTAAGATATGCAACAATAAATTTCAAGGTTTGGAATATGAACCAACTAGATGTTATTGATGCTTTATATTTTAGGCTAGGATTTACAATGCTACTTGAATGGGGACATACACAATACTTCACAGACGTCGACAGTAACCAATTACAAGTAGATGATCCATCCAATACAGGAATTGATATTTTTTATAAAAGTGATGTAACTAAGGATCAAATACATGAGGCAATTAATAAAAAGATATTTGAAACCAAAGGTAATTATGATGGTATGCTGGGAGTTGTAACAAACTTTAACTACTCTATGAATCAAGATGGTGGCTGGGATTGTTCAATAAAATTAATAGGGCTTGGTAGCCTACTAGAAACGCAGAAAATAACCAGCAACTATAAGATGCCTCCAGGAGTAGCAAGTTATTATGATAAATTAGCGGCACAGATTGTTGACAACCAAAGGCAAAAGGATTATGATGCTAAACTCTTACTGTATCAAAAAGAACTACTAGATGAGGCTACAGCAGCTATAGGTAGATCCGCTGTCTTCGAAGAAAAGAACCCAATAAAATCAAT